GCAGAAGACGGCAGTCATAGTCATAAACTAGATGCATTTACAAAGCAGTATATACGCAACACCAGACCAGGTGAAACGTTGCCAAATATGTGGAGCATGGAACGTCCTACAGATATGGAAGACGGCGGCAGATATAGAGTAACTATGACAGGTGAGTTTGTGTGCAATCATTGGGTATTTAAAGTTCCAAAGACAGCAGAGTATAGTAATATTTTGTTGATAGTAAAATCAGTTGACGATCAGCAATAACTATAGTATTATAAGTAGTACAGTGGACTAAGTGTTCGACCCACTCTAAATATTCCGCACACTCCATTAACTAAGGAGTATACTAATGGCTTACTATTCGACTAAAACATACGGACACCAGATCGGCTTATCAGCAGTGTTCCGACAACCACATGCAGATCACTCGCATTGCAAATTCTTACATGGTTATAGCTTAGGCTTCAAGTTTACATTTGGATGTAGTGAACTTGACAACAAAAACTGGGCAGTAGACTTTGGCGGACTAAAACCGTTGAAGGCATGGCTAGAAGATAACTTTGATCACAAGACTGTTATTGACAGACAAGATCCATTCTTGTACAAGTTTGCAGAACTTGAGAATATGGGACTGTGTGAAGTTGTAGTAATGGACGGTGTTGGTGCAGAGATGTTTGCATATCACGCTTGGAAGTTTGCAGATAAACTAATCCGCGAAGCAACAGACAATCGTTGCTGGTGCGTAGAAGTAGAATGTGCAGAACATGGAGCAAACAGTGCAATCTACAAAGCAGTGGACTGAAACTAAACAAGTGCGTAAAGCAAGGAAGGCTCGTGAGAAAGCCTTAACTGAACTAGCGCAACTTGACCAAGAAATAGGGTTGCTAGATGTAGCCCTATTATCTTCTAAGAACTATGTAGCATGTTTAAAATGGGGCACCAAGTATAGTGCAGAATATGTAAACAAACTATACAGTATGGTCAATCGTAATATAACTATACCATATGAGTTTGTGTGCTTTACTGAAGATCCTAAAGGCATAGATAAAAATATTAAAACATATCCGTTGCCAAAAATACAAGCAGATGGTTGGTGGTACAAACCAATGTTTGTTGGTGCTGACTTGCCTATTAACGGCACGTTGTTGTTTTTAGATTTAGATGTGATTGTGTTTAACAATATTGATAAACTGTTTACTTGCGCCCCTAAAAAGTTTAATATCATTAGAGACTTTAATAGAACTCAGCGCCCAACATGGACACATATGAACAGCAGTGTGTTTCGTGTAGAAATAGGGCAATATGATAACTTTTGGCAGCAGTTTAAAAAAAATCCTCGCACTGAAACATTACGACTACGAGGAGATCAAGACTGGATGTACAAACATATCAAGGATCATGTTTTTTGGCCAGACGAATGGATAATGAGTTACAAATGGGAAATGCGTGATAGGCGCGATCTCAAACTTGATGAAAGACGCAAACGTAACTTTACAATTGATGCACCACCTAAAATACATCCAGATACATGCATTGCAGTGTTTCACGGCGAACCAAATCCTGCAGATGCAAATGACAGTTGGGTAAAGGAGAACTGGCGATGAACACAACAACTAACATTTATATTGTACACACATACAATACAGGACATCCAGAACGAAATAGGTTCCATGGTGTTTACAGCAGCAAAGAACTTGCTGATGCAGCAGGCAAAGACTATTGTGAAACATGGGGTGAAAACTTACATCATACAGTAGCTATTAAAGCACTTGATGATATCATCAATGGTGTTCAGCATTAAATGTTGACATGCAAATAAAATCGTGTTATAACTACTTGAACAACTAATGAATAGGCACAACTAATGATCAAACGTATAGGCTTTGCATGTAAATACTTGCACGAAGACCAAACACAGAAGAAAAAAATACTAGAAGAAATTCAGCGGCCGCTTACAGAACGCAGTACAACAGTACAGTGGCTAAATAGACAAACTACCGAAGTAGCAGAACAGCGACTTTGGGACATTATGGAACACAATGCAGCCGCAGCAAAAAGGTTAGTAGAATATGTTGGAAGCCTTGCTCCAGAACTTCGAATGGTTAGACTTGGTAGTAATCAGCTTCCTTGTGCTACCCATCCTGATTGGCGCTATTTTTGGAGTAAGCCTGACGTGTTGGCATACTGTGAGAAGCACTATGGTGCAGTTGGTGACGCGGCAAGAGCCCTTGATGTGCGACTTTCGATGCATCCCGGACAATTTGTTGTCCTCGCATCGGACACTCCGGAAATCGTGGAAAGATCAATAGAGGAGTTTGAATATCATGCAAATCTCATTAGGTGGATGGGCTACGGCCGCAAGTTTCAAGACTTCAAGTGCAACGTACACATCTCAGGCCGCCAAGGTCCAGCCGGTATCAAGGCCGCGCTTAAACGTCTCTCACCGGAGGCAAGAAACACTATTACAATCGAGAACGACGAAAACAAATGGGGAATTGGAGACAGTCTTGAGCTTGCAAACGATCTCGCTCTGGTGCTAGACATCCATCACCATTGGTGTCGAGAAGGAGAATATATTGAACCCAATGATGATAGAATCAAACGTGTTGTGGCTAGTTGGCGCGGCGTTCGGCCTGCTATGCATTTTAGTTGTAGTAGAGAAGATCTTCTTTCCAGTTACTCAGCAACACAAAGACCGGACTTTGCGGCGCTTACGGAACAAGGCTTCAAAAAAGGAAAACTAAGAGCACACTCAGATTACATGTGGAATGATGCAGTCAATGACTGGGCACTATCGCATTGGCAGTGGGCTGATATTATGGTAGAGGCAAAGTGTAAGAACTTAGCAAGCAGACAACTACTAGACCGTCATATTATTAATACTGGCGGGTTTACAGAAATGGCAGCATAAATACATTATGAGTTATTTAAATAAAATGTACGGAGTAAATTCTCCACAAGTAGCAACTAGAGATAAAAATCCTAACCGTGTGTTAGGCGGTCTCAAAGGAGCAGGCGTGAATACTTTTACAATGCTAGATGAAGCGGGTACGGAAAAACAAATACCAACACACGCATATGTTTTTGCATTAGAAGAAAAATTAAGTAGACTAGAACGTCAAATAAATGAACAAGACAAACGTATTAGGAGATTAAGTAATGATCAAAAATTGGATAGAAACACGATTGCGGGAGCGGTCAACCGTTGATGGAGTACTAATGGTAGCAGCAGGAGCAGCTATTATTATTTTTTCACCATTAACTAAACTTATTGCATACGGCGCAATCGCATACGGTGCATGGACTATATGGCGCAAGGGGTAATTGGTGGTAACTTAATCAATCACCGATTAAAGTTAGGATTTATACACATACCAAAGTGCGGCGGATGTAGTGTTACAAGATACTTACACAAACTAAGCAACGACTGGGAAAGTTTAGATCCTAACGAAAAGGCATATGCAGCCGAACCGTTTACAGACTACAAAGACTATCAGCTGTTTACAACTGTAAGGCACCCAGTCACGTGGATACTAAGCGGATATAAGTTTATGAAGCAACGATACAGTGTTGAAGGTTGTTTTGACACACATCTTGATCGTATACTACACAACACATACAACGAAATAGATTGGCGCTGGCACTGTGCAATATTGCCAAACACACACATTGGCAACTTTAAACCTAAAGTTTTTAAGTTAGAAGAAATATACAAACTTGAACTGTGGGCAAATCAGCAGTTTTTGTGTGAAGAAAAAATAGAGTCAGAAAACGCCACAGAGAAAGAAGACATCACTGTCTCGGGTTATCACTTAGAAAAGATAAAAACTATCGCAAGCAAATATGCAAACGATTACAACTATGAACTATAACTTGTTGATAGGAATAGAACTACTAGCACTCATGCTCCAAACTTGCTTTGCAGTTACGCCGCGCTGTTGTGCAAATCGTTTTGCATCGCAGTTTTCACAAACATGAAAGTAGTTGTTGTTTAATCTTTTAGGATCCATTTGACCACGCTCTCTAGTAAACTCTGTATCGCAGGCATCGCAACGCAACAATACCATTGTTTTTTTGCGATTATAAGTATGTTGTTTGCCAAGTTTGCTTTGACGCATGTGCCAAGTATCAATCAAATATTCTTTAATATACATAACTATATTTACATTAAGATTATAAAATACAACGATAAATAGATATAAGAGGAACAGAAATATGACAATATGTACAATAACTCCAGCTGCCGATGCACAAATTAGTAAGTTGTGTGAAGAGAATGATTGTTATGCAATCAGTTTAAATCTCAAAGGTGGTGGATGTGCAGGTTTTGAATACGACTGGGGCACTATGAACTTAGACGAAATAGGGCCTCAAGACGAAATAGTAGCATGTGATAAAGGTAACTTTATTATTAGTGCAGACAGTGTAATGTTTCTAATAGGAACAGAAGTTGACTATGTAAATAGTTTAACTGGCAGTAACTTTGAGATCAACAATCCAAATGCTAAAAGCAGTTGTGGTTGCGGAGTTAGTGTAAATTTTGATATGGACAGTTTAATACCACAATGGTAATGGAGAATTAAGAATGGCAAGACAAGACGTTGATATTGGTATCGAAGGCAATGACGGCACCGGCGATAGTATTAGAGAAAGTTTCAAAAAAGTAAATACAAACTTTACTGAACTATATGCTGTATTCGGACTTGGTGGTGCAATATCATTTAAAAACATTGACGATACTCCAGATTCATATTTAGGCAACACAGGTGCAATCACAGCAGTTAACAGTACTGAAACTGGAGTAAACTTTTATAAGTTTATCAGTGATGCAAACAGTAATGCAGCTGGAGATTTAGTAAACACAAACAACAATAGTGTTGTTATAGAGTTTGAAGATGTTGATCCATCCACTCCGGATCAAAGTGGTACACTTAAAATCATTATTAATGATCCGCATATTGATAGAGATCCTGATCCAAACTTGACTGCTCCATTAAACATGGAAGCTGTGATTGGATACAGTAATGGTATTAATACAAAACTAAGAAATACAGGCGCAGGCGACGACATAGACACGCTTGTAGCCAACTGGGCAACAACACACCCTGGTGCAGCAGCTATCTCAACTGACAATGTTGTTATTAGTAAAGGCTTTGCTGACGATACGTATGTAAATGTATCGGGTGATACATTAACAGGTGCATTGTCAGTACCGGGTGGCGCAACAGGCACACAGGTTCCTCAAACACAAGAAGTTATTACTAGAGCTGGCACTGAAGCAAATCGTACAATGCTGGACACACTTTATCTATCCGACCATCCAAGTCCGCTTGAAGGATTTGGTCAGCCAAATGGCAAAGACGATTTACAAGCTGTTACAAAACTGTACGTTGATACACAGGGTTATGCAAGTTCGACCAACATTTATGTTACTACAACAGGCGATGATAACCAAACTGTTTCACCAGCAGGACAAGAAGGTAGAAGTCAGCAGTATGCTTATAGAACTATTAATGCTGCAATGCGTAAAGCAGAACAAATCATTGAAGCTACACCATTTGAACCAGGACCGTATGTACAAACTGTAACATACAACGATGGAGAAGTAAACAGTATCATCGACGGTGTTGCTGGATATTCAAGTCCTCCTGCTACTGCTGTTGCTGCTAGTGGGTTAGCAGTATCTAATGTTAATGCTATACAAGAGTTTGTAGTTGAGTTTCTTGCAACTACCTATCCTGATCTAACTTATAATCAAACGTTGTGTCAACGTGATGTAAAACTTATGATTGATGCTGTGCGTTTAGATGTACAAGCAGGTACTACTGTTAACTACTTAACACGTTGGGCTGGACAGAGATATAATGCAAGTCCTAGTGCTATTAAAGCAAAAGTTGAACAAGGTGCAGAAACACAAGCTGCTGTTGCAGTAGTTAAAGCACAAGTGCTTAATGTATTTGCAGAAGCAAACACAGCAACTCCAGGCACTGTATCTGCAGGCGTCATTACTGCTTACACAAATCGCTTCAACGAAATTATTTCTATCCTACAAGACGTTGATGTTGCACTAGCTGCAACAGGTACTGGTTATACATTTACATTTACAAACGGTACAGGCGATGCAGTCGACCAAGGCATTGAAGGTAATCCAGACCTTATTGAAGGTAAGGTTATTGTTGGTAAACTTTCAGGTGCTAAAGGTATTATTACAAACTATACTAGAACTAACACTGTTTCAACTGATGCAGTTACAGTTGACTTGGTTGAACCTATTGAGTTTATTGTTGGCGAAGAACTTGAGTTTGGTAATAAAACACGCAACAACCAAATTACTGTAAGACTTGAATCAGGTATTTACTACGAGCATCTTCCTATCAAGTTGCCTGAAAACGTAAGTATCAAAGGTGATGAGTTTAGACGTTGTGTCGTTCGTCCGAAGCCAGGTGTATCACAAAGTAAGTGGGCATCAACGTGGTTCTATAGAGACGTTATCACAGACGGATTGATATCAGCATATTCTCCAGCTACAGCATTTGGAAGTGTATCAGCAGCAGATGCGTCACGTACACTAGGCACATATCAGATTGGTGTAGATGACTACAGTACTTCAGGATCAGGACAAGATGCAACCTTCCAAGTTATCATACTTTCCGGTGGTGCAGCAACAGTATCGATTACTGCTGGCGGCGATGGGTTTATTGTAGGCGAAACTATTACAATCAATGATAGTAAACTTGGCGCAGGTGGCGGAGCCAACCTAACATTTAACATTACTACCACTGGCGGCGGACATACATTTACGCATCCTATTAGTAGCAAGCAAGGAAAATACGGTTATCACTATGCAGCCGTTCCAGAGGATGAGATTGTAGTCGGTACAGATGCTATTAGCAACCCTGGCAAGTTTACACAAGCTGCTAGACTTATTGAACTTAATAAAGCATTCCTCATCGAAGAAACAATTCAATATGTTGATGCAACATATCCATCATTGGTATACAGCGAAACAAAGTGTCGTAGAGACACTGGATTAATCATTGACGGTATTGTAAATGATTTGCGTGTAGGTGGTAGAGAGCAGTCTCTTACTAACCAAGGTGCATATTATACAGGAGCAGTTGCAGGACAAGAAACAGAAACTGCCGCAGCTATTACAAATATAAGCACACTTATGGTAAATGTACTAGCCAATGATTCCGGAGCACCTTTTGCAAAACTAGGTGCAGTGGATCAAGTATTTGATACTGATTATACTGCGGAAGCTGCTGCACTAACAAATGGTCAAGCATTAGTTAACTGTATTGCATTTGCATTTAATGTAACATATAGACCACCACTAAACAACAGCGAAATGGATGTGTTCCTATGTAACGATGCTACAATTGTAAGAAACATCACTGTTCAAAGACAGGGTGGATTTATGATGGTACTTGATCCTGAAGGTCAAATACTAACACGTTCGCCATACTGCCAAACAGGTTCAAGTTTCTCACAGTCAAAAGGCACAAACAGAAACTTTGCCGGCGGTTTGTTTATGGATGGGTATGCAGGTAACATGCCACTAACAGTCGATGTTGTAAATAGTGCATATAGTATAGATGTTAGTTCACCAGCAGGAGAAGGATTGTTTGTACGTAGACCTCCTACACCGTTCCCGTTCTTCCATCAAGGTGCAAGATATCAAGTTAATACAATTACAAACTATGATAAAGCAGCAGGTACAGCAACACTTGTTTTAAACGAAACTAGTAATCCTAGCGATAGTACATCACGTACTATTGATGACATTACACAAGCAACAACTGCTGTAATGACCACTGTTGAAAATCACAACTATTCCAACAGTGATAGAGTTACTGTTAGTAATGTCAACGGAATGGTGCAGATCAACAGTGCAACATTATATGTTAAAACAACAGCAGATCCAAAACAAGTTGAACTGTACACTGATAGTGCATTAACTGCTGGATATAATACTTCGGCATTTAGTTCGTACACAGGAGGCGGCATTTCACGTACATTTGTCGAAGGACAAGGTTGGCTTTCAGGTACAGGTATTGATATCTTTGCACAAAGTGGCGGCAACAGAAGTATGCTTGCAAACGACTTTACACAAGTCAACGACTTAGGGTTTGGTGCAGTTGCAGTAAACAATGCGTTGTCGGAACTTGTTAGTATGTTTACATATTATTGCCATACAGGTTATCTTGCACTAGACGGATCGCAGATTAGAAGTTTAGGTGGCAACAACAGTTACGGTATATTTGGTCTAGTTGCAGAAGGTGCCGACCCTGATGAAATTGCTACAGATGTTACACTCGGAGCCGACATGGTATTCCCTGCCAAGACATTTAGAGCAGATGGATACTTAGACTTTGCCTCTGCTGTTCCAGCAAGTGGTGCTATCACTGTAGGACAGACACTTACACAAGGCTTGATTAATGCAACTATTACTGCTGTTACACAAGCAAGTCCGGCATCAGTTACTGCAGATGGACACGGACTAACTGATGCAGATCTAGTTACAATATCCGGCATTGTTGGAATGACAGAACTAAATGATTTACAGTTCTACGTAGATGTACAGGACGTTAATACCTTTACATTATACACAGATGTAGGACTTTCTACTGCTTATGACTCCACTGGCGACACTGCATATACTAGCGGTGGTACAGCAGTTAGAGCAGCAAATGCTACAGGTATATTAAGTTTCACTGGTGAAGAAGATGGATCAGCCAATCCTACTAGATTGTATGTGCATACTACAACAGGTACATTTAATACAACAGGTAGAATTACAACAGGCACAAGTACTAATGTTGGTATTCCAGCAACAGTCACAGCAAACAATCTAGATGCAGCAGAAGAAGCATTGTTTATGTATGCATACGATTTAAAAGAATATCCAAACAACGTGTCGGAAGTTGAAATCTTACACGCTACAGGATTGTATCAGCCGTATGAAATAACAAACGCAACTGATGCATCTTTTACATTAGGTTCATATGAGATTGATACAAGTAGTGCAGCGGGCCTTACAGGCACATACACAGCTGACGATGCAGTTTTACAAATAACTAAAAATAGAACAGACGGATACGGTGTTAATATTACCAGTGGCGGCACAGGCGCATCTATTGGTGAAACAATCATTATTCCTGGTACATTGTTGGGTGGTGCAACTACTGCAAACGATTGTACAGTAACTATTACAGATGTTAACAGCGGAACTATTGGTACTGCAACTGTAGCAGGTACTCCAAGATACGATTCTAGTACTCCAGTAATAGACGGCAAAGTTTGGAGATTCAACTTTGGTACAGGATTAGAAGGAACTGCATCAAACGGATTGCAAGAAGATACAATCCATGATACAAAACTTGTAGTACGTCACAAGCAAAACTTCTTGCTAGACAACTTCCCAACTGAAGAGATACCTGTACGTCCAAGTACTGCATTTATCTTCACAGAAGATAGCACAGAATATGTATATCGTACTATTTCGTTTAACAATCAAATCACAGACGGTGTTACTACAGGCACAGATCAGCGTATGGTTACATTTGATAGTAACTTTAGATATACAGATTTAACTGTTGAACAAAGTGTGATTACTGCAACTGAAAACTTCTTTGCTCTTAATAGTACAGTCGATCCAAACTACACAGACATTGTTGGTGCAGTTACTCCAAGTGGAACTATCACAATGGGTAACACTGCTGCAACAAATAGCACAGACGGTAGTAGATTTATTATAATCAACAAGTTAGATGATCAAGAACAAGCACGTATTGCAAATGCTGATATGATCTTTACATGGGGCGGCAAAACACATCAAGTTGATGCATATGCAGAATATGCATACACAGGTGGAGCAGGCTCAAAAGATGTTGCTGTATTACAGATTTCAGATGTTGCTGGCACAGATGTTAACTGGCCAGCACTAGATGGTAGTGCATACGGCGGTCTTGGTAAGACATTGTTAAACGGCGCAGGCATCACATTAAAGCTAGGCCTTTCCAGTGGAGAGGCAGCAGAGATTACTGTAAACATCAGTACATGTCGTGCAACAGGACATGATATGCTTGACATTGGTACAGGTGGATTTAACACCAGTAACTATCCAGAGCGTATTTACGGTTCACCATACGGATTTGATCCAGTTAGTACAAACGATGCTATTGACAGCACAGGTAATGCAAGTGCAGCACAAGTACAAGAGCGTAGCAAAGGTCGAGTGTTTACTGTTATGACAGACCAAGATGGTTTCTTCCGTGTAGGTAGATTCTTCACAGTTGACCAAGGTACTGGTAGTGTTACATTCAATGCTGCACTTGTTCTTACAAACATTGATGGTATTGGATTTAAGCGTGGTGTGCGTGTTAACGAGTTTAGCAACGATGATACGTTTACTGATGCCAAAGGCGATGCAGTACCAACACAAACAGCAACAGAAGGCTATATTGATGCACGTTTAGGCTTTGATAGAGATGGTGCTGTTGGCGGAGTAACTATTGGGCCAGGTGTTATGTCATTAGGTGGCCCAGGCTTTAGTGACACTATAATGAACAGTGACATGAACTTGGGTAGTAACCGTGTTACTAACTTGGGTACTCCGACTGCTGCCAGTGATGCTGTAACAAAACAATATGTTGATGCAAAAACAGATGAGTTAAATGATATTGGTGATGTAACTATTACTGGTACAGGTGGCACAGTATTAAGTCAACTATTGGCATTCACAGGTACAGCTCAAGAAACTGTAAACGTTGCAGTAGACGGAGACATTGGACTTACTTACACATCTGGTAACACTATCACAGCAAGTATTAGTAGTGGTGTTATTGTTAACGGCGATGTTAATGCTAGTGCTGCGATTGCACAAAGCAAGTTGGCATTGTCTGATGCTACAGCAGCAGCTACATCCGGTGCAGCTACTAAAGGTATTGCAAGTTTTGATAGTGCTAACTTTGAAACTACAACCGGGTTTGTTGGCATTAAAGCAGCTGGTGTTTCAAACGCTGAACTAGCAAACAGTAGTGTTACAGTCGGTACAACAACTGTTGCACTTGGAGCATCATCAACAAGTTTAGCAGGCTTAACTGGCTTAACATTTGCAAGCGGAACTATTTCTGGTACAGTTGGTATCAACATAACTGGTAGTATTACACACACTGGCAACATTGTAGGTCCTGTAAACTCTGGTGCTAACAACGGTGTAAGCATTGGTGCAAGCGGCAACAGATACAACACTGTATGGGCAACAACATTCAATGGTGAAGCAACTGCTGCACTATATGCTGACCTTGCAGAAAACTATTTAGGCGATGCAGCATATGCACCAGGAACAGTATTGGTATTTGGTGGCGATGAAGAAGTTACTGCCTGTACTGCAAAAGGTGATACTAGAGCAGCAGGTGTTGTAACAACCAATCCAGCACACTTGATGAACAGTGCATTACAAGGCGAACACGTTGTAGGTGTAGCATTGCAAGGACGAGTTCCGTGTAATGTGATTGGCAAAGTACGCAAAGGTGATATGCTTGTTACAAGTGCTGTTGCTGGGTATGCCATTGTTAATAACACACCAGGTGTTGGCCAAGTTATTGGTAAGGCAGTTGGAACAAAAGACAACGACGATCGTGGTGTTGTCGAAGTAGTAGTAGGAAGAGTATAATGGCAAAGCAAACTATTAACGTAGGCACAAAAGTAAACAGTGGAGGGGGTGATCCCCTCCGCACAGCTATGATAAAAATCAATGAAAACTTTACAGAAGTTTATGCAGACATTGCAGGATTAGCAGATGGACAAGTCAACACTGATATCAAAGGTAGTGTGTTTGCAGACGATAGTACATTACTTGTAGACGGAGTAAATGGCAAGATTGTTGGCGCAGTAGACACAACAAGTTTACGCACAAGCGACGATAATATAGCATTAGGCAATAGTGCAGGCTTTACTAATCAAGGTGCATATGGCATTGCACTTGGATTTGGTGCAGGCGATACTAACCAGGGCATTGCAGCAATCAGCATCGGCTACACGGCAGGTCAAACAACTCAAGGCGGTAGTGCAATAGCAATTGGTCAAAATGCCGGTAACACCACTCAAGGTATTGACGCAGTAGCAATTGGTGTACAGGCCGGTTTAACTACTCAAGGTCAATCCTCGGTAGCAATTGGACAAGACGCCGGCCAAGCAACCCAAGGCGCAGAATCAGTAGCAATTGGTAAGGGAGCAGGTTCAACAACTCAAGGCACACAATCAGTAGCAATCGGTAAGGGAGCAGGTGAAACAAATCAAGCCGCAAACTCAATTGTAATAAACGCAACCGGTGTAGAAGTAAACAACACAACAGCAAGTAGTTTAGTAATTAAGCCAATTAGAAGTGCTGTTGGTACAACTATAATGATGTACGATGTTACTTCAGGCGAAGTTACACACAATGCAGCAATACCATATCCTGCAAACGCAGGAGTATCTTGGGACGGCGTTGCGCCAACAACAGTAGATGGTGCGATAGATAGATTAGCATCATATACACAAGATTTTGCAGTAAGCACAGATGCACATTGGGCTGATCCTGATCCTGCAGGTATAACTGACGCAATAAATAGACTTGCTGCTGCAATATATGCGCTTAACGGTAATACAGGAATTTAAAGCAAGAATAGCAGCATTGTAAATATACGATAAATATACAAAACAATAGGATAAAAGAATGGCAAATAGATTTCCACTAATAGTAGACACCGAAGACGGTAATAGACTAAAAGAAATCCCCAGTGGTGACTCATTGGATTTTTCAAGTGTTGGCATTGCTAACCTAACTAGTTTAAGTGTAGGCGGGTCATTAAGCAGTAGTACGATAGCTACTACAGGCAATGTGTCGGTAGGCGGCACATTAAATGTTACTGGCGTTACAACACTTGATAGTGCAACAATAACAGCACTAACTGTGTCAGGTACAATCAACGGTGCAGCATATGCTGCGGCAGTACAAAGTGATTGGAACATAGCAGATACAGGAAGTTTGGCGTTTATTAAAAACAAACCTACTATTAATAACACTGTTGCTAGTCTCAACGACATTGGTGATGTTGGCGTACCTGATCCAGATGAAAACGATATCCTCAGCTGGAACGGCGTAGAATGGCGTTCAATTCCAAATGTAGGCGGGTTAAACATAACCCAAGTTAGACAGGCAGTGTCTGTAACACAAACTCCAGCAAGCGGCACAGGTAGTTTGGGTTACGATGATACCACAGGTGTATTTACATATACTCCACCTTCTATTCCTGCAAACGTAAGTGATTTAGTCAATGACAGTAACTTTGTTAATGCAGCATACTTGGATACCAACAACTTTTTACAACAAGGTGATATTATCACTGGTGGACGAATAGGTAGCACTGTTGCTGGTGGACAAGTTACATTATCATTTGACGAAACTGGATTATTAACAGCAGAAGCTGATACATTAGAAACAGTGGTGCAACGTGGTGCAACATCAAGTGTTAGCATTGAAGTTGCAGGAATAACACAAAACCTTGGATCTGCATTAACCAACTCATTAAAACTATTAGACGTTGAAACGTTGGATGTATTAACTGCTATTACATCTACAAACGGAACTATTACTAGTACCAATGGTGATATTACTGCTACTAATGGAAATATAACTGCTGGAGGTAACTTATCAGGCGCAGTAGTATCCGGAACAACTAGAGTATCTACACCGCTTGTTCAAGCTGCTACAGGATTCTTAGCATTAGAATCGCCTGCTGGATCAGGCGTACAAATCACCAACGGTGTTATAAACTTTAGTGGTATTATTCCTGCTAGTCCAAATCCTGGCGATTTGTGGTCAGATGACTTTGGTATGTATTTCAGAGCTACCGATGATGGATTTGCTGGCAACGCTGGCGGCACTGATACAACGTATATCATCGGCGGCCCAGGAACTGGTCAACCAGGGCAGCCAGGCATGATCATACCATATTTTGAAGATGCAAATAAACCTGCGAACCCGTCGTTTGGCGAAATGTATATAAACGCTACCGATACTATAGCTTATGTTTGGGACAGTACACAATGGCGTGCTCTATGGTAAGTTTTTATCATAAATATTAAAAACGGAGACTAACATGGCTATTCAAGATATCAACGTAGGACTACTTGCTAATGACGGCACAGGTGATGACCTAAGAGAAGCATTTATTAAGGTCAATCAAAACTTTGATGACTTGGATTTAAGAGTATTAGGTGTTACAGATATTACTGCTGAAAACATTGGTGATGCAGGTTATGGAGTATTTGCAACCGAAGCACCTAACAATGTTTTCCAGTTTAGAAAACTGTTGGTCGATCCACTAGTTCCAGATACAATGAGTATTAGACTCAGCGATGATGGCAATAACATTTATCTAGCTAGTACACAGGCATACACTAGATTTACAGACGGCACAACTAGCATTGCTACTCCAGTTGATCAATATATCACAGTTGAAGGAACAGAGGCTGCAAGGGCAACAGTTGTTACAGGAACTCCAAATAAAATAGTAATAGACAGTCAGCTATCAAGAGAAACTGCTCCGGCATTGAGTGCAAACTTAGATGCAGATAATAACGCTATTACAAATCTTACAGCAATCAATAACATTACTATACAAGAACTTGAAGAAGCATTTGCATGGGATTTTGGAGATATTATCAGTAACAGAACTAGTATAATAGATTACATTTTAAATACAACTGATGTTGATTTTGGATCTGATGCTGCAACTTTTGTAGAAAGTGCTAGTGGTGCAGAGTTTGGAAATAGTTCAGATACATTCGTAGAAGTCATGTAAGGGGAGTTTAATGGCATTACCAAACTGGACCATAATATCAGGGTCACAACTTGCAGATATTGACGAAAGAACAGATGTTAACATTGAGCTACCTTTACAAAGCACAGACGGAATAACAGTAACTATTATTTCTGGTGCTTTACCTACTGGATTAAGAATAGAAAACTATAGAATAAAAGGTGTTGCTGTTGAAGTAAGTAAATCTACAACATTTGAATTTGTTATAAGAGCAAGCAACCTAGAAGGCATAGCAGACAGAACATTTACAATAGATGTAAATGGTGCAGATGTGCCTGTATGGGAAACACCTGAAGGCGACCTAGGTCTAACTAGAAGTTTTAGAAATCAATACTGGGTCGACACATTGAATACTGAGTGGGGCATCTACGAAAGTAAAGTTGTAGGCGCAGCAGAAGCTGATCCAGAATACAACAACGGAGCAATTAGCAATGTTACTGGCGATGGTAGTGATTTCTTCAAACGTGAAGTTACAACCAACGGTGTAAGAATTATGGGCGCTGGCACAGTAGGTGGGCAAACAGCAGTTCCGGATGCATGGCTAGAAAAAGTAGCACGTATGTTTGAGCTGTTTACTGATCCAACCGGTGCAGGTATTAATACATCATTCCAACGAAATTTAATTAAAACATTAAGTGGTGACACAGGAACTTATCACGCAGGACTGCCAACTATACAAAGAGTAGCAAGAGGTGCCGGTGCTGATTATTCCACAAACTTTTTAACAGATCCAGGAATTGTGTTCTGGAACTTAACAAACTTGTTTGATACACACGTACAAAATGACATGGTGTGGTATTTAAACTCAACAGGTGATGGTTACGGAGACGGCGACATTGATGCGCAAGAAGTTATTGAACACGTATTCCATACATTGCACATGCACGGTTTACCTGCAGATGATATAAAACTATACCAGTTCTTGGCAGCTGATTGGCAGACAGGAGATTTGTATGCAGCAATGGAAGAAGCATTTGACGCAGGCAAGTGGGATCCATCTGGTTACCAAGCAAGTCCAGATGATTGGAAAACAGATGCGGATGCATTTGAAGTAGCAGCAAAAGAATACTTGTTCTTATTAAACTTTGCTATGTTTGAATACACAGAATTATGGGATGGCGGAAGCCTTGCTCCAGAGTGGACAGACGACATGCGTACTCAAGCAGGCATATTAACAAATAACCCATTAGGTTATGCTTTCCACAACACATACATTGCTCCAGTTATTAGTAAGCCATCACTTGCTACTATTAGAAGCATATTCCAAGATGGCAATACACCGGCACAAGACGATCCGGCACTAGCAGGTGCGTCAGGATATATTGTTGATGCGCAAGTAGGCGGCTCTGTTGCATGGGTTGTACAAGATGTTGATTTGTACGAAACTATACCCAGTAGAGAAACAGGCGCATCTGGAGATTATGCTTATGTTTCTAGTTTACAACAGTTTTGGTATAAAGTTAACACACGCTGGTATAGATTAAACACAACACAAATACAAGGAATATTAGGAAATGATCATACACTAGTATCATCAAACACTGTTCCAAATCCTAACATAGATGACTTTTGGTTCAACACCAATAAAAGCAACAGCGGCTTAGATCTAGTATTAAAGTACTGGGACGAAGAAGTATTAGTTTGGAAACCATTAACATATACTGTAAGTAAAACTCCTCCTATATCGCCCGGCAATGATCAGATTTGGTTGCAAACCTTTGATGACACTTTTGATTTTCAAATAAAAGTATACAACGATAGCGAAAACACATGGGAAGTTATTGATGCCAAGTATGGAACAACACCTCCTGATAGACTTAACATTGCTTACTTTATTTTAGACAGCAGTATTGTAGACTTTCAGTTACAAGCTATCGACAGTGATTTAAGAGCTGGACAAAAGTTAAGATACTTTATCGGTGACGACGATGGTGAACTTCCTCCCGGACTAACACTTTCTGAAGATGGAAAAATAACAGGTATTGTTGATCCATTACTCTCATTGGATATTACAGAAGCTGCAGGATACGACACAGGTGAGTTTGATACAGCACCTTTGGATTTAGTTGTAACTGACGACGACGGATATGATAGTTATTTTTACGATACTACATTCTACGGATTTAGCACACCAACAAGACGTCCGAGAAAACTAAATCGTAACTATACATTTAGAGTAACAGCAGAAGACGATACAAGTTTTAGCAAACGTGAGTTTAATATATATGTTGTCGGTGATGACTTCTTGCGTTCAGACAATACTATTATGAAAGCTGCTACAGGATTATTTACAGCAGACAACACATATCTACGCAAACCAGTATGGCTAACTTCAGGAAACTTAGGAGTCAAGAGAGCTGAAAACTATGTTACATTGTTCTTGGATGTATACGATCCAAACTCGTTGCTAGGCCAAATAAGTTATAATCAACAGCCATTTAATGATGATGGTACACCGAGTATACTACCACCTGGATTAGTACTAGATGGATTAACTGGCGAACTTGCTGGAACAGTACCTTACATGCCAGCAGTTAGTAAAGAATACAAGTTTACAATCGAAGCACTAAGACAAGAAGTTGACAGCAACGACATAGTAGAAATAAATGCAGGAGTTTATGAAGATACTCTTACAGGAAAATCTGCACTAAAGATTAATAAACTTCCAATCAGCATGGCAGACGGCATTGACGATTTACAAAGTCTTACAGGACAAGATATAGTCATTGACAACACAAGTTATACTGTAAGAAGCGTGGACAACAGCGATGCTGAATACGACTTGTTAAATCTTAGTAGAGAACTAGAGCCAAGTTACAAAGCTAAACCTATTAGAACAGCTCACAGCAATGCTATTGGACAAAACTATTTGTATATCCTAGATGACGGCGACGATAGAGCTGCTGCTTGGAAAAACAAAACACTTAACTATAGTGCGTCTGAAGCATATACTTTAGTTGACGACAGTACATTAAATGTTATAGGAACAACTATTTCACGCAAATGGCATAATATGGTAAGATATACTGTTGCAGCAGGCGACAGTGCTGGTAACTTAGATCTCAACTATGGTGTTGCAGAAGTAGCAGACACAGGTGACTATGCTGCTGACTTTGAAACATGGATGGCAGCTCAAGGTATTAACATGACATACATGTACAAAAGAGTGAGTGCTACTAATACAGAAATAGTATTTGATATTCCTAGAAACTCTGTAGTTGAGAATACTATAATGAATCAGAACTTGTTTCATACAGATGATAGTGTATATGGAAACTTAGAGATTACTCGCAGTCAGCAGTTCTTTAAAGTATTCTTGGATAATACATTACAGCGTACATTTAACTTGTCAAATATAGCAGATGAGAAATCAGGACCACAAATAACAATAGGTGCGTTCAAAGATACATTGATTACAAAAAAGATTGGTGTTACCAATGTTGATACTATAAGCACTATAAAAACATTTAGTGTAAACATATTAGGCGAAGTTGATAGTACAGTAACATGGACAACCAAATCAGACTTAGGATCGGTGCCTGCCAACAGAACTAGCTATTTGCAACTTGAAGCAGAAACTACACTAGCAGGTAGTAATCTAAGATACGACTTGGTTGGGGGGAAGTTACCCAATGGGCTGGCATTAAAACGTGATGGCGAAATAACAGGTAAACCTAATCAGTATACAACAGGCACAACATTAGGGTTAACTAGTATTGATAGTAGAACAACAACATTTGATAATAGTACTACATCAATAGATAGAAAATATACATTCAAAGTTATGGCGAGAGATTTGTTTGGGTACAGTGCTAGTGTACAAGAGTTTACTTTAACTATTACAGATACTGATAGCAAAGTGTATTCCAATGTGTTTATTAAGCCATACCTAAAACCAACACAACGTACAGTGTTTGAAGAGTTTATAAACGATTATAATATCTTTACACCTGAAAGTATCTATCGTCCATACGATGAAAACTTTGGACTACAAAAAGATTTGAGAACATTGGTATATGCAGGCATTGAATCTAAAACAATAGCAAACTTTGTTGCAAGTACAGCACTAAACCACAGACGCAAACGTTTTCTGTTTGGCGAACTAAAAAGTGCAGTTGCTAAAAAGGAAGGCACCAATGATGTACTTTATGAAGTTGTATATGTAGAAATAAAAGATCCTCAACAGTCTACCAAAGGTAATACAGCATTAACAGTAACAGCACAAGACGCACAACGAATAAAAGTTAACCAAGTTAAGTTAGAACTCAAGGATGACGAGTCGGCGGCAGAAGCAGGAACAGAAATCTTTAATATAACAGTGCGTGAAGGTGATGCAGCAAGAGTCGGCACCACCAGCGGCAATATAAGTATTACTACCAGAGCAGGTGTAATACAGGTATCTGCACCTGGACAAATAGATGTGTTGTTAAGAACTGCCCTAGTAGTAGCTGTTAGAAGTAGTTCTACTACAACAAATACCAGCGGCAGACCATTTAGATTTAGACCAAAAACAAATGTATTAACAGTTGATAACAAAGGTGTTCAAGCAAGTCAAACACGTAATGTAAAACGGTTTATTAGTAACATTGGAAATATGAGAAAACGTATCACTGATATTGGTGCAAACGATAGACAGTTCTTGCCATTGTGGATGAGAAGCAGTCAAGTAACTACAGGACAAGAACTTGATTATATAACAGCTATGCCACTGTGTTACTGTAAGCCAGGAACAAGTGCAAGTATTATTGAGAATATTGAAAATGCAAACTTTGATTTTAGACAACTTGACTACGATATTGATAGATATATTGTAGACAGAACAGAAAACAATCAAAACGAACAGTTCATACTTTTCAATGATTACAAGCTAAATGTATAAATATTATTAACAAAGGAACAGAAAAATGGCAAGTAATATTGTAGCAGATACAATCGACGACACTTATCCAGTTGCAGGACAGGATAACAACAGTCAGGGGTTTAGAGATAACTTCAACATTATAAAAACAAACTTCACCGCAGCAAAGAGTGAAATCGAAACCTTGCAGAATAATACTGCTAAAACAAATGCAGATAACGTATTTTTTGAAAATACACTATCTCGTTATGTTAAAAACCAAGAAACTTCGTCACACGTTGATGGATTGAGTGGTGTTAGTAGCAGTGCTGATTTAAGTTTTGCTGGCGCACATTACTTTACAGTTAAAGCACAAAACGACATTACTCTAACATTAACAGGTTGGCCAACTAATAATGCATATGGCGAAATGTTTATTCAGGTATACGGTGACGGCGTATCAAATAGAACAATAACATTTGCAGGCACATACAGCTCGGGTATTGCAAGTACACTGAGAGTAGACGCAAGTACAGAGTTTGGCGGTGCAGCAGCTATTACAACAAACACAGTAACAACACGCAGTCATGTTGTTAAAGCATTTACATACGACAATGGTGCAACTGTTTTCTTGCAATACCTAGGAACATTCTCGGCTACTGCATGATACATCCACATGATAAAAACTTAGCAGAATACACAACCATGCAACTTGAGCAACGATTGCTCAAGTTGAACAGCATGTACTTTGGAACGCAGAACCCAGATATGCACGAGCAAATGATTTTGCTAATAGACAGCTACAAACTGGAACTAGAATCACGTTATGCTGCTGCTAAAATAAAACAGCAGCAACAAGGCGATAATTCACTTGACGATCTAATCAATGTAAGTTAAAATAAGTGTATGCTTATGAAAACAGACGAACTCGGTATCCCACGATTTACAAACAAAGACTTAGTTGATATGATCTATAGTGGTCATGTTGACAAGTGTCATGTTGTATTATGTGATCCAAGTGATGATATTGAAAAGTTTAACGCAGCAATGCGTGAACAATACCTACCTGAACTTAAACAATATATTCCATTAGATGTAGATCAAAAGACTTTTGACGGTGCGTTACAGTCAGAATGGTTTATGCCTGATGAATATAAGAATATAAATGTATACGAGTATGTATTAGGCAAAGCACATATACCTTGCGAGCAACCTGTGCAAGATCGTATATGGGAAGAACTTAGAGAATATGAAGCACGTGATATGTTTCCGTTATTGCAGTATATGATCTACTTAGTAGACTTTATGAGTGAAAACAATATTGTATGGGGTGTAGGTAGAGGTAGTAGTGTAGCAAGTTATGTACTATACTTGATAGGTGTACACAGAATTGATAGTATAAAATATGATTTAGATTGGCAAGAGTTTTTAAGATGAATATCTACCTTGTTCAAGCAAGTGATAATCATGGACCAAATAAGTTTTTACCACTTGCAATAGCATATCAATGGTGCTATGGTAAAAATGATAACTGGACATTAAAAGATGTTATTATTGAAAAACCACTAGACTATTGTTTTGACAACCCACAAATAGTAGCAATGAGTTGCTATGTATGGAACTGGGAATACAATAAAGTATTAGCACAAACTATTAAACAAACATATCCGCAATGTATAATAGTTGTCGGCGGCCCACAAGTAACCAAACATGATAAAGATTTTTTTAACAAACACCCTTATTTTGATGTAGCAGTACATGGTGAAGGCGAGCAAGCATTTAAAGAAATACTCGATCGTCCGCTAGGAGCATACGATAATATTCCGCATGTACAAACACCGACACATATGCCTAATGCAGCACAACGTCTGCGTAGTTTAAAAGATATACCATCGCCAATATTGGAAGGTTTTTATGAACCTATTATGGCAAAGTATCCCAAAGACACTATGTGGCAAGTAACTTGGGAAAGTTTACGGGGTTGTCCATATCATTGTAGTTTTTGTGACATTGGTGAAAGCTATTGGAATAAACTAACATTGTTTGATACAGAACGTTGTAAAGCAGAAATCGAGTGGATGGGTAAAAATCGCATCGAGTATGTAAGTGTATGCGATAGCAACTGGGGATTGTTAGAACGTGACAAAGAACTAACTGATTGCGTGTTAAAGACAAAAGAAAAATATGGATATCCTATGTGGTTTGACGCCACATGGAGTAAAAACAACATTGAACGTAACTTTGAAATAGCAATGCAAAATCAAAACTCTAGCACAAATATTTTTAAAGGTATTACTGTTGCACTACAAAGTTTTAATGATACTACACTAGAATCAATTGATAGATTTAATCTAGACTTTGAAAAGTTTAAAACTTATTTTACAAAATACAAAGAAAATAATATTCCTACGTACAGCGAATTGATATGGCCGTTACCTAATGAAACATACAATAGTTTAAAACAAGGTATACAACAGTTGATTGATATGGGACAGGATAACTATCTAATGATACATCCACTTGTTGTAACTGATAACTCTCCTATGGGTAATAAAGCATATCAAAAACAACACGGGCTCGATGTTCGTAGTATACCACTTGATACTGTTTATTTAGGTGCAACAGATAATTATATTATGGAATATACAGATGCAGTATACAGTACAAGTACAGCCAATCACGATACTGTAATTGAAGGACATATGTATGCTTGGCTTACTATACTAATGTATTATTACGGTTGGGGACATTATATTGCAAAATATATGCGTAAGCAAGGCGTATTAGAAACAGAGTTGTTTGAAGATTTGTTGCAATGGATTAAAGAAAATACCCAAACATTATTATACAAGGAGTACAGCGAAACAAAACAATCGTTATATAATGTTTATAATAATAATGAATTATGGGGCAGACAAGTATTAGGCAACAATGATATATTTTGGGAGTACAAAGGCGCAAGTAGTATTGTACTACATAATAATGTAACACGTTTAGAAAATGAACTTATAAAGTTTATGAATGAAAAGACCAATGTAGCACCCTGGAAAGTTAAAAGCATTGTACAACTTGGGTTATTAATGTGCCGGTCGCGAGATCTAAAATATCCTATACAAACTAAAACAACTCGTGATGTAGCATATGATATGTTAAATATAGATAGTGATACTATTATAATTGATCACGAAGACAACAATATTGCAGACAATCAATGGTATAATAAAGCATATCATTGGAATCGTAAAAGTGGGTATTGGAAATGTACTGCATCAAAAACTAAAAAACCACTTGACATATGTCATAAGTAATAATAATATAAGGAGAAACGAATGGCATCAAGACAAAAAAGCCGTAAGACATATAGAAGTATGCAAGGCAAAGTTGTAGACTTAGATATGTTGATTAAACGAAATGAACTAACTCCGGCTGTTGGCAATGCCAGAGTTAATGCAAGAGGCGATGAGCTTGGCCCAGGCGGCAAGATTATTCGCAAAAGAGAAGAAGTTGTAAAGGAATATTACAGCAGTGGAAGTGAACCAGTACAACATGAAAGTGCTGCAAAGTTAGAAGGACTATCACAAGCTGAAGCAGAGGAACTGGTAGCACTCGATGAAGAAGTGATTCCAGCAAAGCCCAAAGCAACAGCTCAACCAAAACAAACTACAAAACCAAAGTCTGATCCAGTTGAAGACAAATGGGTTGAAGACGAAGATGGCAATTTTATAAACAAAGGTGATTAATGGCTATAAATCTAAATACAATCAACGGAACTCTAAAACCTATTAATGATAGAGTACTCGTAAGCAATATGTACTTTGGAGAACAAAAACTAAAAAGTGGACTTATTATCAGTGACGATAACGGTTCAACACGTGGCATCTATCCACGCTGGGGTCAAGTACATGCAAAAGGCCCAAACAACGATTCAGCATATCAAATCGGAGATTGGGTATTAATCGAACACGGGCGCTGGACTCGAGGTGTAAAAATCGACGAAGGCACGGGAGAGCTAGAACTACGTATGGTAGATGCTGAATGTATCTTAGCATACGATAGTAAAAAACCAGACGATGTGCAAATTGGTAAATCATACAACGATGGCGATCACGCAACAATCGCACCAGAAGCATTTGGAGCAGGCGCATAATGACAAACGTATTTAAAGACATTGAAACATTCGGAACAGCATGTGATCAGCCAGCAAGCCCTGAAAACTACAAAATGTATCTTAGTCTCATTGACGAAGAATTTGGAGAGCTGGTAGATGCAGTAGCAGCAAATGATAAAGTAGAACAACTAGACGCACTAGTTGATATCCTAGTTGTTACTATTGGTGCTATTCGTGCAGCAGGCTGGGATGGCGAAGCAGCCTGGAAAGAAGTAATGGATACTAACTTTGCAAAGATTGATGCAGAGACAGGCAAAGTACGCAAGCGTGAAGACGGCAAGGTGTTGAAGCCAGAAGGCTGGAAGGCACCAGAACTTGCACAGTTTGTATCATAAATACAGCTAGAGGAGACTGCCGTGAACAAGTCAGATATTAAAAAAGCAATCATTAGAAGTCAACATTGTCAACGCAACTGGGATTTAAGTAAAAGTATACCAGATGAAGATATTGAAATGATTAAAACGGCAGTCACCAATTGCCCTAGCAAACAAAACGTAGCTTATTATAAAGTTATATTTGTTACTGATAGAGACAAGATTGAACGTATATATGAAACAACAAATGGTTTTATTACTAACTTTCGATCAAATGACACAGTTACAAACAGCCAAGTATTAGCAAATTTGTTGGTAGTATTTGCCGAGTCGGATGTAGAACCAAAAGAAAATATCTTCGGTGATGTATTTGTACCAAGCAAAGATTTAGAAAAGCCAGAAGACTTGTTGAAAGACAAACATATGGCTGTTGGCATTGGAGCAGGTTACGCAAATATTACAGCAAGTATGTTAGGATATAGTACAGGTTGTTGTGCGTGTTTTGATCCTGCACAGGTTGCAGAAATACTCGATATTGACACGCATGTACATTTGCTAATGGGCATTGGTTTCAAAGACGAAACTCGTCCAAGACGTGAGCACCATGCTGAAGACTTTGTATTCCCTACTAAGAAAAAACAACAAATATCAGTTGAACAAAAATAGTTTTTAACTTATGTTAAACGGCAGAATTCTTAAAAATGGAAAAATCTTAGTACACGCACTACAATGGTATATTAGTCATAGTTGTAACTTAACATGCAATAACTGTAGTAACTTTAACAACTTTGCAATCAAAGGCAATCATACTTTTGAAACGTATAAAGTTCAAGCACAACAATGGGCTGAAAAATTACATGTAAATGATTTTTGTATTATTGGCGGCGAACCCTTTGTAAACAACGATCTTGACAACTGGCTAATGGGTATGCGTAAGTTATTTGATGCAAAAGATTTTAAGGTTGTTACAAATGGATCTTTACTACACAAATACGAAAAACAAATACCAAAATGGTTAGACAATAATATAGCTATAGAAATAAGTTTTCATAATGAAAAACATATTGAACCGGCGTTTGAAGTAATAGATCGAGTACTTAATAAAAAATACGAACGTTATAAAGTAACAACGCCAAATATGATCAAAGGTGTTGCAACACATATAGGTTGCGAATACAAAGAAGCATTGTTAATCAAAGACGACTGGCCTGCTTTTATTATAAACTACAAAATGGATTTTATGCCTTGGGGTGTAAAGGAAATAAAGGACGGAGTATTTCAATTCTACAAAAGTGACAGGGAGGCAGCACACGATGCTTGCTGGCACAATGATTGTCCGTACATTTACGAAGGTAACATGTGGAAATGCGGAACAGTGGTAGGTGCTCAAGCATTTGTAGATAGATATAATGTGCAGCAAGAAGATAAAGAGTTATACAAAAGTTACAGACCCGTTAACCCGTTATCGAATAATCTTGCACAGCAAATACAAGGGTTATCACATAGTATAGAACAATGCAAACTATGCCCTATTAATACTGGAAAAAAAGAAAATATAGTTCTTGACATTAAGAAGATCATGCCGTAGTATAAAGTATAACATTCATCTATTAGGAAGTAATACTATGACAACACATGCAATGATCGATCTTGAGACGCTTGACGTTACACCACAAGCAACTGTACTCACAGTAGGTGGTGTAAAGTTTAACCCGTTGTCAGATGCAGAACCACACAGTGAATTTTACTACAAACTCGATATTGATTCGCAAGATCGTAGTGTAAATGACAGCACTATTGCATGGTGGGGAACACAGGATCCTAAAGTGCAAGAAGAAGCATTTGGCACTGAAGGTCGCGAGCATATGGATGTGTTCCTAGATAGTCTTCCAAAGTGGATGGTGGGTGTTGATGTTCTTTGGGGTCACGGTTATGGATTTGATATTACTATTATGGAAGATATGTTGCGACAACGCAACAAACCTATTCCGTGGCAGTTCTGGCAAGTGCGTGATAGTCGTACATTGTTCTCGATGGCAAAAGTAGATCCACGCAAAGCAATGCAAAGCGATTTGCACAATGCTCTAGCAGATGCTTACTTCCAAGCCAAAGGTGTACAAATGGTATACAAGGAACTAGGGCTTGCAAAATAATCCTATTAACACTTATCAGCAACTTATAGCTATCACAGCAGAAGAATGTGGTGAGCTAACACAAGTATGTATGAAGCATTTGCGTAAGTTTGATGCAACTGAACAAATAGATGACAAATGGCGAGAAAAACTTGTCGAAGAAGCAGGCGATGTGCGTTGTATGATTGAACTGATGGTAGAACATGGACTCTTGACAAATGAAGAGCTAGGCGCTAGAGTAAATGTAAAAAGAGAAAAACTTAGTAAGTGGAGCGATTTAATTGAAATATGTAATTGATATTGACGGTACTATTTGTAAGGAAGTTATTATTCCTGACAGTGGTGGAAAGAAAGACTACGCTAATCACATTCCGATGCCCGAGCGTATTGCAAAAGTAAATGCATTGTATGATGCAGGACATACTATTAAGTATATGACAGCTCGCGGATGTGTAAGCGGTGTAGACTATTTTGAACTTACATATGCACAGCTAATGAAGTGGGGTGCAAAGCACCACGAACTAAGCGTAGGCGAAAAAGAAAACTATGACATCTGGATTGACGACAAAGCATTCTGGAGTGAAAACTTCTTTCGCGAAACTGGAGAATCGTATGAGTGATCACAGATTTATAGCAGCAATGGATCACAGTGGTGGTAGCACCGGAGGCGTACTAGAACGCTACGGACAAGAATACACAGAAGCAGACAAGATGGAGAAAGTTCATGCTATGCGTCTTAGAATGGTCAACAGTCCTGACTTCAACGACTCAAACATCTGGGGAGCAATCCTCTACCAAGACACAGTCACACGTGGCATGGTTAACATCTTGGATGAAAAAGGTATTGACACGTTCCTAAAGATTGATAGCGGATGTGATGCTGATGGAACACTCAAACAGTTTCCAGTAAAGCAAATGCTAGAATGGGCTACTAACGGCATTGGTCCTAAAATCTACGGCACCAAGATGCGTAGTATTGTACACGGTACAGGAATGGTACATCCTGTACTCAAACAACAATTTACGCTTGCTCGTACTATTTGGGACTATGGGCTTGTGCCTATTATTGAACCAGAAGTGCCCATTGATCATCCTATCAAAGCTGAAGTCGAAGACGCTCTTATGTATCACTTGCAAGAGTTCTTAGATG